CCTCTATCCGCACCCCAAAAAAAAGTAATAGATGAAAAAGCAAGATTCAGAGTTCTAATTACAGGAAGAAGATTTGGAAAAACATTTTTAGCTATAAATGAATTAGCTAAGTTCTCATCCATACCTAATCAGAAAATATGGTATGTTGCACCGAGCTATAGACAAGCTAAATCTATTGTTTGGAATGACCTAAGAGAAAAACTATTAAAGCACCGTTGGGTTAAATCTGTAAATAATTCTGATCTAACTATAACTCTAAGAAATAACTCTAAAATAACACTTAGAGGTGCTGATAATGAGCAATCTTTAAGAGGCGTTGGTTTAAATTTTTTATGTATAGACGAATTTGCAGATGTTAATCCTGATGCTTGGTATGAGGTTTTGAGACCAACTTTATCTGACACTAAAGGGCATGCACTCTTTTGTGGAAGTCCACGTGGGTTTGGTAATTGGTCATATGATTTATTTAAGCTAGGCGAAACTAATAATGAATGGCAATCCTTTAAATTTACCACACTAGAGGGAGGGCAAGTAGATCAAGCAGAGATAGATCAGGCTAGAGAGGATTTAGACCTTAGAACATTCCAGCAAGAGTATGAAGCAACTTTTGTAAATTATTCTGGGATGATATATTATAACTTTAGTAGAGAAAAAAATATTATTGAAACATTTCGTAATAAAAGCAAAACTCTTCATATTGGATTAGATTTCAATGTCGATCCGATGAGTGCAGTGGTTTCAGTTATAGAAGAAGATTGTATTTTTATTATTGATGAGATACAAATATATTCTAGCAACACTGTAGAAATGTGTGAAGAAATAAAAACGAGGTATAATAAAAAAATTATTGTGTATCCTGATCCAAGTGCAAGACAACGTAAAACATCCGCTGGTGGCATGACTGATATTGCTATATTGAAAAATGCTGGATTTGAGGTTAAAAGTAGAAACAGTGCACCATTGGTTAGAGATAGAATAAATGCAGTGAATAGTAAGCTAAAAAATGTTAATGGTAAAAATAGTTTGTTTATTTTAAAATCTTGCAAAAATGTTATTAAATCGATAGAAAGACAAATATACAAAGAGGGAACACATATACCTGATAAAGACAGTGGTTATGATCATATGAACGATGCACTTGGATATATGATAGAATATAATTTTCCTTTAAGGAGAAACTTTCAGGCAAACCCTCCTAAAAGGTGGAGCTGATGAATAGAGAACTATTAACAAGAAAACATCCTTTGTGGCATGCAAATGCAAAAAATTGGGAGTTTTATATTAGGTCTTATTTAGGGGGAAATGATTATAAAAACGGATATTATTTACATAGGTATATTTTAGAGACACCTGAAGAGTACGATCAAAGAATTAGACACACACCTTTAGATAATCATTGCAAAAATGTGGTGCAAATTTACACTAGTTTTTTATGGCGAGTACCTCCGACTAGAAATTATGGAACTTTAGATGGTGATCCTCAACTAGAGTCTTTCTTAGCAGACGCAGATTTAGATGGCAGATCTTTTGACACCGTTATGAGAGAGGTGCAGATGAATGCTAGTATATATGGAAACTGCTGGGTTATAGTAGATAAGCCACAGACCAACTCTAAAACTAGAGCAGAAGAATTAGCACAAGATATTAGACCATATTTATCTATTTATACACCTGAGAATATAGTTAATTGGAATTACACTAGAGCATCTAGTGGAAGATTTTATTTAGACTTATTAGTGGTGGTTGAAGATATAAACATGGATAGAGCTATTCTTAAAGTTTTCACTGAAGAAGCTATAATGACTTATGAGGTAGAAGATTATGAGAAAGAATATTCTGAAACTGAGGCTAAGTTAATTGAAGAGATTCCAAACCCACTTGGAAAAATACCAGCAGTTAATGTTTATAATTTAAGAGGTGCTAAAAGACCTATAGGCATAAGTGACTTGGCAGATGTTGCATTTTTACAACAGTCTATTTACAACGACTATTCTGAAAAAGAACAGTTAATAAGATTAGCAAACCATCCTAGCTTAGTTAAGACTCCCAACGTTGAAGCTAGTGCTGGTGCTGGTGCTATAATAGAAATTCCTGAAGATTTACAATCAGATCTTAAACCTTACATTATTCAGCCTAGTGGACAGAACTTAGATGGTATAATGAAATGCATCCAAAACAAAGTGGATGCTATTGATAGAATAACACATATGGGATCGGTCAGAGCCACAGGAACGCAGATAGCCAGTGGAATCGCTTTACAGACAGAGTTTCAACTTTTAAACGCTAGGTTATCTGAAAAGGCAGATTATTTAGAAAACGCAGAGGAACATATCTGGAGTTTATTCGCAGAGTGGCAAGGCAAAGAATGGGATGGTAAAGTCGACTATCCTGACACGTTTGACATAAGGGATTGGGCGAATGATTTGCAATATTTACAGATGGCTAAATCTAGTGGAATAAAATCTGAAACATTCAATAAAGAATTAGATAAACAAATAGCAGAGGCAGTTATAGATGATAATGATATCATCAAAACTATTAACGATGAGATAGACTCAGCTAGAACTGTTAGAGGTCAATTTACAACAACAGAGGTGGAGGGACAGACAGTCGGTGGCGAAGAAGAAGAAACGAGTTAGACGGGTTGCTAGAGATAAAGATACAGATGTTCCAAAAAAATATCTGTCAGGTCTTAAAGGCTCAAAAAAGAAAACTAGAGCTAATCTTTTAAAAAGAGTTAGTAGCTTATATAAATCAGGTGCATATATTCCTATGTCACTTTTAAGAAGAAGAACCAAAAGCTAATGGCAAGAAAATTTAGAAAACCTCTATCGGCTAGTACACTTAGAACTCTTAAAGCTAAAGCAAAAAAATCAAAGCTATTTAATTTAGCTGATCTAAAAGCCTCGTTTAGAAGAGGGCAAGGTGCGTTTCTTGGAGCTGGGAGTAGACCACGTATTCCAATGCAAGCTTGGGCGATGGCAAGAGTTAACAAGCTAATATCAAGAGGAAGATCAGGAACTTTTGATAAAGATATAATCAGACGTGCTTCAAAGAGAAAGAGAAAATAAATGGCTACTTATCAGGGCAGAAAAGTTTCTTTAGGAAAACCATTTCGAACTCCTAATCAATCAAAAAAATTCGCAGTTTATGTAAAAGATCGTAAAACGGGAAATGTGAAAAAAGTTAGATTTGGTGATCCTAATATGAGTATAAAATCAAACATACCCGCTAGAAAACGTAGCTTTATGGCACGTATGGGTGGTGTTTTAAAAAAAGTAAAAGGACAAAAAACACTTAGTCCAGCTTACTGGTCGCTTTACTCATGGCGAAATTCTATTAGATGAGTCGAATATTAGAAAGACTAGCTGATCAACATGAGGAAAGAATAATTAATGTTCTTAGAACCTTAGAGGCTGATGTAATCAAAGAAGTCACTAGAGCTACGGGTGGTTCTATTGATGTCGACACTAGAATAGCAATCCAGCTTCAACCTAAATTAAGAAACCTTATTGAAACTACTTTTTTAGAAGAAGCAGATCTCATCATAAACGAGGAGTATAATAAAATAGCAAAAGACGTTTTAGATAAGTTTGGTGAGTTTCCTATTCCAGCAAAATTTAAAAGTCTAACTGAGGTTGATCTCAGAACGATAAATGCTCTTAAATATCAGGCTTTCGCTGGGTTTGAAGATATAGCCGAGAGGTTTCTAAAAGTTATAAATGATGAGGTTTATCAGAGTATTATAGCTGGAAGACCTTTTGATGATATGGTTGATAATATTAGAGCACATATCAACGGTGTTTATAAATCAAGTAATATTACAGAAATAAACGAGTTAGTAGACTTCATAAATGAGAATAAATTCAATGCTAGTATGAAATCACAAGTTGAAGAAGCAGTCCGAAAACTACACACACAATATGCATCTGATCGTTCAGGAAATAATTTGAGAAGATATGCTGGACAAATAGCTCATGATTCAGTTATGCAGTTTCACGGACAGTTTACTATTAAAAAAGCAAAAGATAGTGGTTTAACACATTTTCAGTACGTTGGCACACTAGTTAGGGACTCTAGACCTTTCTGTAGAAATATGTTAAACAGAACATTAACCGAAACTGAAATTCGGGATATTTGGTCTGGTCAGTCGTGGGCGGGTAAATCAACGGGTGATCCGTTTATAGTTAGAGGCGGATATAGATGTCGTCACACTTTCTTGCCAACCGATCCTGAGTGGAACTTATAAAGGGAGAAATAAATGGTAGAAGAAAATAAAGCAGAACAAACTGCGGAAGTTAAAGAAGAAGTAGTGGAAGAGACACAAGAGCCTAAAGTCGTTAATGATGCTAAATTCACAGAAGAGGACATGAATAATATAGTCAAGTCTAGACTAGCAAAAGAACGAGCATCTATTTACAAAAAATTAGATGTCGAAGATTTAGAAACTGCAATTGAAGCCGTCAGAGATAAAAAATTAGCAGAGGAAAAAAACAAAATTCAAAAAGGTGAATTTGAAAAACTTCTAAAAGAGAAATCAGAAGAGTATGGTAAAAAGATTGGCAACTTAGAGAGTGAGCTCAGAGATATAAAAATAAACAAGGCTTTACTTTCTTCAGCTTCAAAGAATCGTGCAATCAATCCTGACCAAGTAGTTGAGTTGTTAAAACACAATATAAAACTAAATGAATCAGGCAATGTCGAAATACTTGATAAAAACGGGATTGCAAGATATAACAACAAGGGGGAAACCTTAACTACTGACGAGTTAGTTCAAGAGTTTTTAACACAGAACCCGCACTTTGTGACTGCTACTCCGAGTGGTAGTGGCACGGTGTCAAATGTGGATAGGACAGAGCTCAGTAAACCTATTAATCTGAGTGATTTAAACATGAATGATCCTGAGGATCGTAAGGCTTATGCTAAGTATAGAGCAGAGAGAAACTCGAAACCAACGATCATTCAAAATAAAACATAACCATTATACAAAGGAGTAAAAAATGGCTAATGAAACAACCAGTTCAACGATATCGGAATTATACACGGAAATCGTTGCAGAAGCTTTGTTCGTAGCACAAGAGCAAAGTATAATGAGAG